CAGCACCAGCACCAGCACCAGCACCAGCGCCGGTTCCGGCAGTTAAACCTACAGAGGCGTCATACGCAGCTAACGCCTCAGGACTGAGCGTCGCCGGCACGCCGCCAGCAGTCAAGCCCACGGACGCATCGTAAGCCGCTAACGCCTCGGGGCTAAGCGCGTTAGCCACACCTACACTTGTTGCAGCAGCCCCAGGAGCAAGCGCGTTAGACGACCCAAGCAATCCTGCGCTGGCGTCCGCAGCAGCAAGCTCTGCCGCAGTCAACGGCGTTGCTGCGCCCATCGTCGCCAGCGGCGAGGTGGCGACCGGGAACGCGGTGGCGGTTTCAGCCGCAGTTTTTGCCAAGCCAATGTTTTGGTTTACAAACCCAAGTTCCATTGGGTTAGTAGCCATCGTCAATTGCACCGCAGCGTCGTACTGACCGCTTGCGATCAAAGAGTCAACGATCGGCGCGGTAGAAACGCCTGCGGTAGACGCAATATGCGCCGCAGATGCTATGCTACCTTCAGCGGCCAACTGCGACGCAAGCATCGCTGGGTCTATGCCAGAGGGCAGCGCGGCGCCTGTAGCAGCAGCAAGCTCGGCGGCTGCGGAAGCGTCCCCCATAACCGCAAGCGCCTCTGCACCGTGAGCCGCAACCAAGTCAGCGGCTGCCGCCTCGGACACCGCTTCCCCTGCCGCAGTAGCAAAACCTCCCGCTTGGTAATACATCCCCAGCGCGGCAGCAGCAACTTTAACTACGTCCGGATGAACACCAAGCGGTCGCGCAATTGCTGACACTACGTCGTCAACTATTCCGCCAACAGTCGTAACAAAGCCTTTGGCAAAATCTTCTAAATCTTTAAAAAAGCTCATTACGATATCTCCCTGCCGCTAACTCGTAAGCTCATAGACGCTGCAAGACTGCCAAGCGTTGAGATGGAATCGCCCAAGGTCAGGATGTGCCCTGCAATCTCAGGAAATGTGTACGCTTCGCCAGGCTGTAGCGATTTGTTCTGCACGACCAGATTGCTGCTCGCCGCAGTCTGCCCCGCCGGTACGATGTTGACGCTGATCGTTCGGACCGCAGCGCTGTAGTTGATTGCGGTCATCTTGTCAATGATCGTAGCGGTGGTGGGCGCAGTGTACTGGGTTGTCTGCACCTGCTCAACTGCTTTGGATTCAACCAACGTCCTAGCGGTGATGGGCATGTCATAGCTCCGCTACGGCTTGCCAATGGATTGAGTAGTCGTTACCCGCCGTGACTGCGGTAGAGCCGGTAACCGCAAACGAGCCGTCGCCGATGTTTGCCGTAGCCGCAGTTGGGGTGGTGGTGTTTAACGACCAGTTAGCCGTAGCAGAATCCGGCGCGTAGGTGGTGATAGTGGGCGTAGTTCGCTTGGTCACCGCAAACTTTACTGCACTAGAAAATTTTTGGTTTACCACTTGGCCTGTTGCAAGCACTGCGCCTCGCACACCATCGGTTGCGCCAACCAAAGAAACTATGTTCTGAACAGGTTCATAGTTGTACGGAAATGATTTTTCGTAATAGCGTTGACAGAGCGCTAGTTCCATACCAAACGGTCGATGCTCAAATGGCGTGGCGATACTGCCAACTTCCAGTTGCACGCCTGTAATCGCAAAGATGTTGCCGATTGTATCTAATACGTTCACTTGCGAAGAAGTACCGTACAACAGTGAAGATTGCCAACTCCCAGACGCGCCCTGCCAACTAGAGCCACAACACAACGTCCAGCCAACATTTACGCCAGAGCCGTTGGTCCAGTTCCAAGTACCGGCGGTAATCAGCCCGCCAATAACCGTAATCTGTTTGTATTCCCAGGTGTTTGCAACTGATACGTTGTATTCAGCAACATACGACCGATCAGTAGAGCCAGTAAAATCATTTTGAAAAGTGACGCAATGGGTGCCGGTTTTAGCAGATCGCACCCAAAACGAAAGCGTAAAAGTTTTACCGACTAAATCACGCGCGGAATAGCCTTCAATTTTTTGCAACACCGACCATAGATCTGCTGCCGCTATAGTAGCGTCAGCCGTAGTTACCGTGCATCGCAAACTATATAAAAGTGTTGGCTCACTAGCCGGCGCATCTGCGCCTTGAGCTACGTCTAACACGGCAGGCGTAGACGCGGTGCGTGTATATCGGTCAAGCGTGTACCCGCTTCCTGTTGAGCCTGACGCAACGCTAAATAAAACGCCGCGTTGCGCTACTTCCATCGCACCGTTGATGATCTTGTTGCGCAGACCCGCAAGCTGACCGCCGTTGTACGACGCGCCGACGATGGCGCCGCCCGTCACATTGCCGGTCAGGTTGCCAGTGACGTTGCCCGTCAGGTTGCCGGTGACGTCGCCCGTGATCGGACCGGTGATGGTAACGCCGCTGATTGTGCCGCCCGTGATGGTGACGGCGCTGGCGTTCTGCGTCGACATCGTACCTGGCGCGGTGATGTTGTCGACGGTGTACTGCGTGACGTTGCCTGCGTTAGCAAGTACAAACTTATACGCCGAACCAGCCGTCAAGAAGATGTCAGCGCGGCCTGCGGAGTCAAGAATGATTGGGTTAGTGTTGGGCGTTGAGCCCGCCGCCGTCGTGTAGGTTGTCAGCGGCGTGGTGGTCCCGGCGATGTAGGTGTACAGCTTGCCAGCCGTCAACGGATTGCCGTTGCCGTCCAAAAACTGAAACTTGAATACTGGTGCAATGGTAGCCATACAAGCCTCAAAGATTGTTTGTCACGGTCAAGATGACCGAGGGGATGCCCGGAACCGGCGCCGAAGCTGCCGCAGCAAGTATTTGACAGCTTGTATCGTCGGTGGACCACATTATTTCAAAGTAGTCGCCAGCGTTAAATTCGTGAAGGTAATTCCACGCAGCCACAATTTCAGCGTTGTTACCTTGGATGCGGATTTGGGATGCCGAGTCGGGCACATTTACGCCGTTAACACGCAGCCAGATAAAAATAAACGCGGTGCCACCAGAGGTTTTATCGAGCTGCGCTGAAAACTCAATGTTGAAGATGCCTGGCCGATCAACATAGATGCGCGACGTCGGCGTGCCAATGGTCACACCTCGACTAAAGCCAACCGAGTTGAACGTCATGCCGTACGCGGTGTTGATCGATGCGGCGGTTTGCGTAGTGGTGTCGTAGAAATAGCCGTACCGCGTCGTTACAAGTTGAGGTGTCTGTGCCGCCGGGTCAACCTGCAAGTCTTCCAGCGTGAATTGATTCTGCCCCAGCCCCAAGAGCGTGAACGAGTTGTTGAAGAAGCGGTACCACTCGCGCTGCATCACGTTGTCCGGCCCTTCAATGACCGGCACACGTTGCGCGGGGATGCGCGTGATATTAGGCATTGGTGCCGCTCGCAAGCAACTCGGCGCCCATAATGGCGACGTTACCAAAGCCAGATCCGCTGACCTCATAAACGCGATCGCGCAGCTTGGTGGTCATGCCCAGCCGACGCCAAATAACGCGCTGGCCGGTCTGGCCTTCATAGCCCATCGACACGGTGTGGAGGTTGGACCACGTATGCCCGCCGTCGTCTGACCAGCGCAGACTGGCAAGCATTTCTGATGAAGCGCCAGTGGTGCTAACCACGGCAACCGAAGACGTGCCCGCTTCGCAATCAAGTTGCAAGGTGTGCTGGGCTGTGCGCTTTAGCGTGTTCTCGCCTGACGGCAACGCCCGCCACGACCGCAGCCACACCTGCCGGCGTGCGTTGGTGAATTCATTATTGACGTACGAAAAATCGTAGTAGCCAATCTCAGGCTCAGTGTCATGCCCTACGTATACGCGCGTACCAAGCGCCGCTATGCAAGTTGGCGTGTGACGGTTCAGCTCGCCGGTAGTGCTAGAGATATAGCCGCGCTGGTGCCACATGTTAGTGGCCGCATCGTAGACCCACGTGACGTTGGCCGTGGGGAACGTCAGCACATAAAACAAATGGCCGTCTTGCTGGTAGGTGTAGGCGATAGCGTCCGAGATCGTCGAGTACGTCTGGATAGCGTACTCGATGGCGTGCGTCGAGATGCGCTGCGGCTGGTAGCCACGGGCGCGGTAGACCATACCAAAGCCACGCGCGTCAGCCGACAGCCAGAAGACGCTGTTGTCCATCTTGGCGACCGAGTACGGCGCAGCGCAGCCTGTCTCAAGAAACGCGCCTTGGATGGGGGCAAGCGGGTAGTCTGGCTGGCCAGCGTCGTACCAGACCTCGGTCGAGTTGTTGCCGAAGATCCAGATTTCTTTGTGATCGACGATCAGTGACACCACGTTGTCTGGCGAGGCTTCTGCGCTTGCAAACGACAGCGGGTCGACGCTGGTACCATCAAACAGTTCCGTTACCCACACGCGCTGGCTGTTTGGCTCATTGAACACAAAATAGCCGTTGATGTAGCCCACGGTAACGGCGCCCGGAAAGTCGGGGTCGCCGATCTTTGCAAACGCCGTCGTGTTAATGTTGTAGATGTAGCCGTCTGGGTTGGTGGCGATGAAGATC